TAGATATAATCCACCATAATGAATCATCTCCATAATATTGATTTGAGATAGTATCAAATCTATCTCCTTGGGATGAATACACATATATATCATTATCAGATAAAGGAATTTCAGGATATCTAGTTGTTTGATATACTGGTTTTTTATCTATGGTAATAATTGGTATTGGTTGATATCTATTCATTTATTTTACATAATTGTTATCATTTATACCAAATCCTTTTGATAATGCTATAAATCTTTCATTTCCATATACATTATTATCTCTTAATATGTTATCAGAATTAATACCTCCTGATAAGTCATTTTGTTGTAATCTTGGAACAAATGTGTGAATAGGAATAAAATTAAATCCTGTAACTTTTATTAGATGAGGTAATTCTTTAACTGTATTATCTGATTTTCCTTCATCATTTATTCCTATTTCCCAGGTTGAATTATCATCATTCATATCATAATTAAATCCTGTTATTATACCTGGTTGTTCGTAAAAATATCCTCCTATAGTTAATGTAACTATATTTCCTCTCATATATCCAAATCCACTATAATCTGGGGCGCAAACAGAAGCTAAGTAGTTTAATTTTTTATACATAGGAATTAATTCTACTTTTGACTGTGCTGCTACTGTCCAAGATAATGAAACTTTTCTATCAAATCCAGAGTAGTTATAGAATTTTTCTCCTCTTCCTATATATTGGGTAGAGTTCCACTCAGATGAATATTGATCTGAGATGTTATTCAGAAATGCTCTAAAATGTATATAAGTTTTTATTGATGGATCATTATTATTAATTACTCCTATTCTAAATTTGATTAAATCATTTACTATAGAATTATCATCTGGGTTTAATTTGGATGAAGGTCCTCCACTTTGATAAATAGGAATAGCATTAATTTTATCGAAAGATGTTTCACTGGCTGCTCCAAAATTATTTCCTCCAACTCCAGCGGTATATGATTCTAAATTTTTAAATTTGGTATCTCCAGGGGTTCCTAGGTTAACTCTTTTTTCTATATTTTTTTCATAATAATTAGGAGCTATTGGAGCTACACCTAATTTAATTTGATTTTGAAATTGAGTTGGATTATTTTCTGTTTTATTTCTTAATAATTTTCTAAAATCTCCTATTTTAGATGTTGAATTAAATTTTGATATAAGAAATGATTCACCTGTTTCTACAAAAGATGGATCTTTATTTATATTAGATAATTCTTTATTAGTATAAGTTAAAACATTGTTTTGATTTAACCTATTACTTTCTATGGTTTCATATACTGTTCTTTGATCTGCAAATCTAATATTAGTATTTCCAATTCCTAAAATAGAATTAGGTCCCCCAATATAAGTTAAAATATTAGTTGGAAGTGGGGAAATTCCTGTTGTTGTAGGATTATATGATAATTCGTCTGTGATTTTAGATTTGGTTAATCTAATCAATCTATTTTCATCTTGTGGTTGTTGAAAATTAATTACATCAGAATATGTTTTTAACGAGCCAGGTGTTCCTGGGATTGGGTTAAGACCTTGTTTATTAAAATGTAAACCAAAAGCACTAACACTAGTTTGTGCTAATGTGCTTAATGGTGTATATATTCCTTCATTTAAAAGTCCTGTACTAGATTGAGTACGAACTGCTGTTCTTGAAAGCAAATTTTGTTTAACAGTAAATAATAATCCACTTGGATTTCTTACATCGTTAAAATATTTTGTTAATCTTATTATATCTTCAGTGGTATTCTTAGCAGAATATAAACCACCTCTTAAAATAAAATCTTGATTAGGTAAAAGAGATGTATCCCCATCAGGTATAGGAGATGTAATGTATGGTTGACCACTATTACCCCCATGTATCCTGTCATTTCCAAATCTAAGAGATTTGAGATCTGTTTGGAGATTAATTAATCCCATTTATTGAGGTAAATTATTAATATATTGGTTTGGAGTTACTCCGTTTATATCTAATTGAGATGGTAAAGGTAATATATTATTTACTCCATCATTATAAGCTTGAAAAGCAGTATTTACATCACCAAAATCCGAACCATTCAATGAATATCCTGGTTGGTTACCATTAGTATGAAGTTTAGATAGTTGAGTTGCACCCGGATTTACTGTTGGAGTTTGTCCATTACCGTATGAAAGGTTAGAACCTTGAGCTGTAAGTTTATCGATAAGTCCCATGTTGATTTTTTATTATAAATATTATAAATTATTGAGTTTTATAAGTTCCAACTGTCATTGCTGTACCTACTTTTGTACTATCTAATGTAACAACTCCTTCTTTTGATAAAATTTGATTTAGAATTGATTTAACTTGTTGTAATTCATTTACTAATGGAGAAATATCCATTCCTCCACCTCCACTGTTGGAAGGAGATTTTGATGAGTTTGGTTTATTTAAATCTGTTCCTGCTATTACTGAGTCATTTGGGTCTAATTGATAAGATCCTTTTTCTCCTGATACAACTAGTCCTCCTTTAGAATCAATCATACCATCTTTGATAGATGAGTGTTTTGACATGGTTGAATCATACCAAGCCATTCCACCTGCAACTGCTGCTAATATGGCTGCAACTCCTAACCCCATAGTTAATGAACCACTCATAAATAAAGCTGCAGCTCCAGCTGCTGTAAGGAGTGATACTACGGTTTTTAATCCAGGAGATATAGAACCAGCCCAACTCATCATAGCTCCTAAAGGTTTCATAATAAATCCTATTATATCAAATACTCCAGCTATTGTATTAAATATTGGTAGTACTGATTCGGCTACTCCAACAAATAATTCTTTCATTTTTTCAATAGATTGATTTAATTGTTCTTGAACAGATTGTTGTTGGAATTGTTTAGCTAATTCATCATCTCCTAATTTGGCTGCTATTTGTTCTTGGGATAATCCTTGTGCTTTTAATTTATTATATTGTTCTTGGGCTGTTCCTTCTTGTCCTCCTAATTTAGCCAAAGATTCTCTTTCAATTAATGATTTAGCTAATTCATCTCTACTCATACCAACAGCTTTTGCTAAAGCTTCTTGTTGAATACGATTCATTTTAGTGAATTCAGCTGTTCCACCTACTTGTTGTAAAATTTCTGCTGAGGCACCAGCTATATTACCATTTAATGCTAGTAATCTTGCTTTTTCTAAATTTAAATTTCTTCCAGTGATTAATTCTGCTGATAATTCATTTGAAATTGAAGATTCAAAATCTAATAAACTTTCTGAAATTTTGTCAGCTTGTTCTAAATTAATACCAAATTGTTTAGCTTGGAAAGCTGATTTAGCTAATTGATCTGTTGTTCCACCAATTGATAATTTAATTGCGGCTGCAGTATTGGAAACTTCTTTTAATAATTGTTTTGAATTTACTGAGAGTTTATTTTGGGAATTTAATGCTGCTACTGTACCTAAAAATTGTTTAGTATTGTCTTTTAGATTTCCTCCAGTTGCTAGGGTTAGTTTTTGTATTCCAACTAATTCTTCATTTGTAAATCCGGCTTGTTCTCTTAATTTAGTAAAAGTAACTAAATCTTCTTTATTTAATCTAGCATTAGAACCTAAAGCTTGACCTACCGCAACCATAGATTCTTGTAAACCTTTTGTATTTACAGCAGTATCTCCAGTTAAATTAGCTATATCAGTTAGTTCTCCTCTTAAATTTGCTGCTTCCTCATAAGTTATATTGAAATTTTTAGCTAAATCACCAACAGATTTATCTACATCTCTTATAATTGAAACGAATTGAGTAAAGAGAAATAATGCTATATTTGCTGGGTTAAGGACAGATGTAAAAAATTGGGTTTTTAGATTAGATAATCCAGCTTGTAATCCTTTTAATCCACTATTTGTTTGAGTAGTAGCATTTTGAGCTGCTTCTAATGCATCTTTAGTATTAATTAAATCTCCTATTATTGGAATTTTACCTATACCTTTTAATACTCCACTGAATATTCCTAATTTATTATCTATATCTTTATATTTTTTCTCGATTTGAGATGCAAGATCTAATTGATTAGTTAATAAACTATTTTGTACCGTATATGCTTCATTTAATTCAGAGACTGCTTTTTCCTTTTCAATTTCAGTTATTAAACCTTGTCTTGATAAAATATCAAGATTTCTTTCTACTGCTAATCTTTTGTTGGCTAATTTTTCAATATCTCTTTGAATATCTCTTACTTTAGCAGTTCCGTCATATATTTTTTGAGTATTTTTTAAGAAAGTAGATGAATCTTTTGCAATATTAGATATACTTCTGGTTAGATTTTTTGAAAATATTTTAGAAACACCTTCAGATTCATCTTTTATATCTTCAATAGTATCTTTAATAGAAGAAGATAACCTATCAGCTATACTGATAAGTTGTTCTTCTAAGAAACTTAATTCTTTATTTACGTCTTCTATTCTTTTCTTAGGATCTTCAGCCATTATAAATATTATATATTATAAATATTAATAATCTATAATTTTATTTATAGTTGGAAATTTTTCGTTTGGTGGGAGCAGATTTTGGAGAAACACTTCTCCAATTTTCTTTGTTAACATTACCAGATGGGTCTATTAAAGTAGATTTATTATTACCTGTTAAATTATTAGAATCATTGGCTTCTTTTTCTTTTAAATAATGTTCATTTATTTTATTAAAAGTAAATAATCTAAGCCATCTAGGCATGTTATATATAGTATTCCAATCATATCCTCCTTTACCATGAAATACTATTTCGTGGATTTGAGTAAATAAATTAGCTCTTACTATTGGGGCTATTTCAGGAGATATTCCAAAAAATGCTAATTGGTTTCTAAGTTTTTCATTAATTTCCATCATTAACAAATTTAAATGTATATCCCTTAATTTGTTTATATATTCCTCTACATACTTTTATAATTGAAGAAGGAGCAATATTTAATTTTTTTGAAGCTTGATGAGTACTTTTATATATTATATTATTTTCTAGACATATTATAGAATATTTAAATCTACTATTACTCATATTATCAGTATGTTCCTGAGAGAATTTCATGCCCAATCTTGCTTTACTTATATTTATTTTATGAGATTGGGATTTACATTTACCTAGAGAAGATTTACTCATTTTCTTTTTACTTTCTTCACTGTATATTCCTCTTTTCTCTCCTAGTTTCAGATTTAATCCAGTTTTAGGATTTAAAACATCAAAATGTGTTCCCCAATATATTTCTCTTTCATTTAATTGTTCCAAAGAACATTCTTCAACTATTTCAAATATATGATTTTCAAAACCATATTTTTTAAGGGAATTATATAATTTAGTTTGAGTTGAACAATTACCATTTATATAATGATTTAACCTATTGGATAAAATATTTTTACTTTGTCCTATATAAATTTTACCTGAGGGGGATATGATTTTATAAATTCCTATAATATAAATATTATTCATTATAAATTAAAAATCTGGCCAGAAGAATTTTATGCCGATAGGAATGTCAACGCTTGTTGAATTTCCTTCGGGAAAAAAAGTTAAATCTACATCTGGTTGATTTTCTTTTATGTGTTTTCTTAATTCTCTTGAATCTCGGGCGAGTAAATTATTATCCACAAATTCTCGAATATATTTAATTTCCCTATTTCCTTCAACTGAAGTTATCATGTATTTTAAACGCGTGGAAAGTTCTGCAGATGAATTTTTATTAATTTTTTTAAGGCCTTCCAATTCTGTTTGAATGTTTTGCTCATCTCCATGAGTTAAAATTTTATAAGTGATGTTTGTATTTATAGATGGTAAGGTAAAATTAAACTCGTTAACTCCTTTATTTTTAATACTAAATGGTTTATTATCTAATGTAGTTAAATCTATATTATATTCATTTCCATCATAAGTAAAACTATAATCTTTACCATATCCTAAAATTCTTGCAGCAACCATTATTGCATTTTTATCTCCAACTATTAAGTCGTTATAATTAATTTTAGAAATAATAAGTGATTGTAATAATTTATCTAATACTATACCTTTTTGTATATAAGATTGATTAGTAAGAATATCTTCTTCTCTAGCAGTCATATATTTCATTTCGATTGTACCACTAGATAATGGATTTGAATCTGGATAAATTAGTCCTTTTGAGGGTAATTCTATAATTTCGGTTGGGGTTTTGTTTTCCATAAATTTTATTGATGTAACTTATTATTATCAAATATAAATATAATGAGGATAAAGGAGCTCACCAAATTTAGGTGAGCTCTTTTTTAAGTGTTTCTATAATTTGTTGTGGGTTTTTAATAATATCTGTTTCCCAAAATCTAAGTAATTTAAAACCATTATCTTGAGCCCATTGATTTTTAATTTTATCGCGTTTAAGGTTTTTATTTTGACTATCATATTTTGGTTCTGGGAATTTACCATCTGGGTTGCAATGCCAAAAATCCCCATCTACTTCTATTATAGTATTTTTTAATGGTATATAAAAATCATAGAAAGCTTTAATATCTTTAGCATAAAACCATTGGATATATTCTATTTTTAAATTATTCAGTATTAAAGTAAATTCTTTTTCTAATTTAGAAGTGTGGTTTTGATCTGTTTCTAATATTCTTTCAATAGCAGATTCACTCATTTTTTCTTTAGTGTTTTTTGAGTGTTTTCTTCCTAATCCAAATCCTTTTGGTTTTGGTTTGGGAATACCTTTAGCACCTTTAGATATATTCTTACCTAATTCGGGATTTTTTCTATTTTCTCTTATAGCATTCAATACATGATTATATTCACCAGAGATAAATTTAGCTTTACGTGTTGATTTAATTTTTTCTACCCTTTTTGGGTTTTTAGGATCTCCAAAGTAATTTTTATTTACTCGAGTTTGATGACCTCGTTTAAATTTTCCAAAATCTTTTGAGTTATAATCATAAACTGTTTTTTCTCCACAACCACATCCACAGATTGGGTGAGTCCCATTGTATTTTTCTTGAATTAATTTTTCTTCATTTTTCATAATATTAAATAAAAATGTCCGATAATAAATATCGGACATTCTTGTAAAATTGTGGGGTAAACGACTGTATTCTCAAAAATTGAGGATGCAATAATCCATTCCTAAATTAACTGTTAATTCCTGAGCAGCATTTTCATCATCCCAACTGTAATCGCCAAATTTAGCAGATTTAATAAATGCACCTTTAATAATCCATTCTGATACTATATCACCTACTGGACCTAAAACGTTGATAGTAACATCTTTCTTATAGAAATCTGAATAACCATCACGACCAGTAACAGATTCATGGTGTAAACGTACCCATTCCATTACTGATTGAGCACCTGATGGAGTGATAGGATCAAATAAAGTCATTTCAATATCATCCCATACGGCTTTACCTTTAATTTTACGATAAACATTGATATGATTTAATTTAATTTCATCCATAGTTACTCCTACAGAGCTAATTTTCTTTATTGTATATGAAGGAATCCCATCTACATACATAATGAAACGATTTTTAACTTTTGGTTCAAAAGCTGTAAAAAATATTTCGTTTGGATCTAATATTGCCATTTTTTTATTCTTGTTTTATTTATTTATAAATATTTAAATTTTTAAAAAACTCCCCTATTTTTTATAGGGAAGTTCTTTTTAATTTATTATGCTGGGAATGTTGCACCAGTTGGAGTAACATTAAAATCTAAATATATAAATTCAGCTGTTTTTGTTGGTTGTAAATATATCTGACCTCTTAATTCATTTCTATCAATTACATCTGGAGTGTTGTTTGTATCATCCATTACCACTTTAAATGCATATAATCCTTGACGTTGTTGAACACTTGTTAAATATGGATTAACTTGTGATAAGAATTGATTTCTAGTTGCAATAGTATTTTGTTCAAATACCAAATTGTTAGAAATTTGAGAAATATATGATTTCAATGAAATTAATAAACGTCTAACATTTACTCTATCTAATGCTGATGCTCTAGTTTGTAATGTTTTTTGTCCGTATACTACAACACCAGTTCCTGGGAATGTAGCTATTGGATTTACTTTTCCAGTATATAAAGTATCTCTATTTGCTTGAGATAATTTTTGTTCAGGTCTTACTACAGTAGATAATCCACCTCTATTAATACCTGCTGGTGCAAACCAAGGTTCTGAAACAGAATCATTATATGCATATACTCCTGCTACCATAGTAGAAGCTGGAACCCAAACTAAATCACCTGTTGAAGGTTCTATTATTTGACACCATGGCCAATATGCTGCTCCATATGAAGTATTTCTAGATGCTGCTTGAGAAACAACATTTGAAACAGTTGAACCATATCCTACTGGATCTATAATGAAAATATTGTCTCCTCTATTTTGAGTATTAGTGATAAGTTCAGTTATTTGACTTACATGACCTGCAAATGAATCTACCAATCCAGGAGTTAATAGGATATTGAATTGATAATCATCTTTATTAGATAATAAATCAATCATGTTATCATAACATCCACCAGTTAATCCTTGAGAATCTGTTGTTGAAATTTCATTATAAAATTTAGCTCCTCCTTTTACAGTTCCTGATGCGCCACCGAATGACCCACTAGAATTAACAGGAAGAGAACCTGTATATTGATTTTTGGCAACTCCATTATTATCAAAATAATTTGGTGTTGTGTAATTTACTTGTTTAATTCTAATAAAATTAGATCTATTAGCATATGAACCACTAATTTCCATTTGGATATTAGTTGAGTTATAATTTTCAACTTGATCTCCTATTACACGAGCTATATAATTTTGTGAATTTGGGTCTAAGTTTAATCCTGACCAAGTTTCTAATACTACAGGTTGAAGGGAAGTATCATCTCCTCTTCTAACTAATAAATCAAATGTTCCAGATGAAGTGTTTTGGTTAACTATCTGCCATCTAACATTATCTGCTGAACCACTAGGTAAAGCATTATTAGAAATTTCGGTAGAAGTACTATTCATTATAATACCTTCAGAAAGTGTTTCTAATACAAATGGAGATAATCCTGTTGTAGGACCTCCTGAACCTGTTGGGATTAAAGAACTAGTAGCAGATGAATAAGACCCTGTTACTACTCTTGATACTAATAAAGATGTTCCACCATTTACAAAATAATTGTAAGCAGCTATGGAAGTAAAATATGAATATGTTCTACTATCATTAGTACTTCCACTTATAAAAGTAGTACCAAATAAATTAACATATTCATTGTATGTGGTTACTACTGTTGGGGTTTCAACTGGACCTTTAACAGTTGGTCCAATAATTGCTGCTCCTACAGTAACAGGTCTTTTAGTAATAAAAGAAGAATCATTCTCTCTTGCTAAAACGCCAGGTGATATTAAAGTTTCTGCCATTGTTATTTTTATTTAATTTTATTATAAATATGGCAGAACTTATCAAAGATATTAGTTACTAGTAAACTCTCCTTTTTCAAGATTTATAGTTCCATCACCATATTTTTGTTGGAGGGATTGACCTATTTGAGTTTCTTCTTGAATTAATTGAGATAATTCTGAATGGAGTTTTTCTTTTTGTAGTTTAAGTTCTTGAATATTTAATTCAATTGCTCCAAATTTTCCAGTTAATGAAAAACGTTTTTCTTGGATTAATTTTAATAATTGGATTTCTTCTTGTGTTAAAACTTTTGTTGTCATAAATTTTATTTAATTTAACTATTTAAATCATTTATATTTTTTACTATTTTCTCTTCTACTACTATTTTAACTACATCTGGAATTTTCTTTAATGCAGTCATATCTTTCTGAATTACATCTGGGATAATATAACCATTTAACTTTATATTAAAAGTGCTACTTACTAATCTTTCGTCTTTTTCTGCTAATTCTGCTTTTATAGAAAATGAATCAATCATTGCTCTAAATTGGAATTTTGATGGATCGCCCCAATATGAATCAGATGCATATTCAATTGCTTCAACAATTTTATTTAATTGATCCATGTAATAAGTATTGACAGCACAGCTATATGTTAATGTAATATAATCTGGTACTACTACAGCATAATTAACTCTTTCTGGAACTATCCCATTTAATACATTGAAATTATCATATGAGTTTTTAGGACTATATTTTTTTCTATGGATAGAAACATTGTGAGGATTATTAGCGTCTAATTTATTAGTAATAGATCTAACCTTTTCAATATTGTCTCTTTTAAACATAATAATAGGCATCATTATCTTTCCTTGAGCATCTCTATAATATCCATCCTTTTGAAATGATTTCCATTTTTCAGGAGAACCATATATAATTGGAACGGATATTCTTTGGTCATTTTGTATTACAAATGGTTTTATAATATTTTGAAAATAATACAATAATGATTCATCTATATCTTGGATTCCTATTGAAAATGGTTTAGTAGAATCCCCATTAAATGAAATTTGATTTCCTCTATTAATGTTATTAGAATAATTTGGATTTCCTACTTCAGAATCAAAAGCTTGATGTTGTTCAATACTTATTTCTTTTTGGGATTTAGGAATTGGAGTTCTACTATTTTTAGCCATTATAATCTTGTTTTAATAATATTAACTCTATCTGCAGGAATATAATGACATTCACATATTACTGATACATTATATCCAAAGTTTTCTAATCCTGGATTGATTGGATTTGTACTATATGGGTAGTCAGGGTCTTTACCTGCAAAATATTGGTTTGTATTTGTATTATCTACTTCAAAATAACTTTCTTGATATAATATAATATCTCCTACTTCAGGGTGTAAATTAGCATCTACTAAATCATCTCTTAAAAATGCAAAACTAACAGGCCAACTAAAATCTACTCCTATATCACTTACGGGACTTGAATTGTCTCCAACTGTAATTAAAGCATTAAATAATGTTGGTCCATCAAAAAATTTTCCTTGAGATGCTTCACCATATATATTAGTTTTTGTTTCATTCAACTTATATTTGTAGAAGGCACATTGTTGAGAAATAATATTTCCCATCAGTTCACGACTGATTCTTCTAACAAATGATGAATCTCTTGCTGAGCCAAATAATGCCATAATATTATCCTATATAAATTTGCATTGGACTTTTTGAAAGTTCATTCATTGTTGAATCACCTTCATCTTTTTTTCTTTCTAATAATGCTTTACGAGAAGTTTCATCTAAATATGCTCTCAATCTTTCAATTAAATTTTGCTTTTCTGTTGTTGCAGCAGTTATTAAATCTGATTGGTTCATAGATATTTCTCTTCCGGGGATTGGGATGGTATTTTGATATTTACCTCTTACATATCCTAATATTTCTTTACTTAAAGCTAATGTATATTCAAATATCCATTGTCTTCCTATTGAATTAATTTGAGAATATGTTGGATTTGTAAAATTAACATTTGAAACATTAGTTACAGAACTTGGAGCAGATGTGATTGCACTATTAATTCTTTCTTCTAAACTTATATATTGGAACCATATACTATCTCCATCACTGGTTGGAATAGGGAATATTTTTAATTTATTATCAATTAATTCAAATGAATATGAAGGTAATGAAACATCGTTTTGCATCTCAACTGCTTGAGTTGATTGAATTAATAAACTAGTTGGATACATCATAAATCCAGTAGAACCAAACAATCCATATGAACCAACAGATGGAACTCCTCCTAAACCTGAAAATAAATTTAATTGATAAACTTGATTTACAGCTGGGATTGGTTGGTAGAATATTCTTTTTATTTCTATACCTCCAGTTATATTACTATTTAAAGCCCATTGAGCTAAATCATAATCTTGAATGGAAGATGTAGTTGTTACTGATCCACTATACCATGTTATATTTCCTCCTACTCCTGCTTCTGCTCCATATTGTTGGGAAATTTTAATTATATTAGCCATTGTAGGTGTAACAATAGCATGATTTAAATTAGATGAAGTTGATGCCCCCATCACATTTAACATATTATCTCTTACCTGAAAAGCATACAATTCATTTCCATATGTAGTAATAGCTTCTTCGAATGCAGCATAAAAATTTATATCTTGAAGTTCAACATCCATTATAGGAAATCCTAATCTTCTAGCACAAAAAGTAGTAACTTTATCTGCATCTACTTGGAATTGATAATCATTATCGTAAAATCCAAAAGGAGTATTTCCTGGAAAGAATGAGCTTGAACCTGGATATATAGGGATATTCATTATTTATGTTTTATTATAAATATTGAATTGGAGGGTAAAGATAATAAATTTAATTATAAACAGGATCGCCTTGTAATTGAACGCCTACCATTGATTCTAAAGATTTAACTGTATCTTGATAATCTATTATTCCGTTTGGTTTATTGTTTATGTAAGTTATATTTCCTACATTTCTACCTCTATTAGCTTTTGAATAAGTTAATAATAAAGAGTCTCTAACTACATTACTATTTGTTAAGGTCATATCTTGCACAGAAGTATAGTTGCTTATTTTTTGAAACCCATTTGTAAACACAATTACATAAGCAATTCCTGCAGTATTGGAAACTACTTGACATATTTGACTTGCACTTCCTTGAAAAAACTCATCCATTGTAATTTGATTTGACAGAACAACTCTTCTAAACCTTAATTTGTGTACACCGATTAGAGTTGAAGTTGCTTGACATAAAAAAGTTACATCTCTCGTATCAAGGTTTCCTTTTATATATGTTAGTATTGCAGAATTAAAACTAAAAACCTTAGTGTTATTAAAATTTATGGGAAAAGTATATTTGCCAATAGTGTTTATAGTTGTACTCATTCGTAACATTGCAGAGCAACTAATAAAACCAGACCCATTTAAAATTAAATTACCTCCACCCGTGTTGTTTGTTGTAACTAAACTGCCTTGGCAATAAACGATTTCACCGCTAAATGAGCTTGTAGATATTGTT